GCACAAATAATTTCGCTTATTCTTCCCGCCCATTTCGGTAGGCAGTACTAGACCTTGTTCAAGGGTCACCATGAAGGACCTTAAGAGATAGAGGCGTCCCGTAAGGCGCAGAATTACGAATCATTAATAACCTTATCTAATAGGAAAATGACGTATAAATATAAATATGTAAATATAACAATATTCGTGTTAATATGATAGATACTGACTCGCACTAATTGTAGTTAACATTAAATCGTGATATAAACATATTTATATCGCATTTAATGTGTGAGGTAGATGTGTCGCTGTTGATTTATGAATATAGTGATGGCAAACTCACTCATCATAAATCATAGATCGTCAGCCATTTCGATTTGTTTTAGTAATATCTGCTCGGGTCAGAGAAATTACCATTACCAATATAATTAGCTTCAGCGCGTGAAGCTATGAAATTAGCAGAATCAGGATACGCGAGATTCTCTTGAGTGAACCAGTTAATAGCCTGACGCTCACCGGTAAACCATTTAACAGTCTTATGTTTAACCGTCTCCCAAATGATTTCGGCTAATGTACCACTATTATATTGATTGTAAGCAGAATCAGAACATGCAGGCAGAATGAAGCGCAATCCCTCGCGCTGGTTAAACTTCATAACGAAGAAGTTGGAATAGCATCCAATTGGCGTCCATTGGCAATTATGAATAGGGTCAGGTGCGTTATTGCGTGACAGACGCCAATCCTTATGGGTTAGCCCATACTGATTGACCGGGAAGGCACGACACTGAGCAATATTGAAATTTCCATTTAGCACGATCATAACGGTTTCGGGATAGGTAATATCACGAGGTGGGTTAGTGCTTCCAGAGTTAGCAAGTGTAACATTATTGAATGTGTTAGCATTATGATCATCAAGTTGATCATCATTATCATACGTATGGCCATAATGCCACGCGAATTCCTTATAACTAATCACTCCCTTAATAAAGTTAGGAGCGGTAAAATCAAACACTTTATAACGTCCGTCGGGGTATTTAGCAATTATGTCAGCGCGCAGAGTTGCGCCTGGTACATAAGGTGCAAGGTTAATTTCATGAGTTCGTAAATTCTGTGCGCGTAGGCGCACATCATTGTTTAAGCAATCTTTCTCGTAAGGCATTGTCAAGCGTACTGTCGTAAGCGAAAAAAAACT